AGTGGTGGCTTTCGGAAGATAGTGCAGCAAACACACCACCATTTAAGCATACAAACCCTAGACATATCAACCACCGTGTTCGCTACGTAGGAAACAGATACGCTGGACTATAGCTAAAGGAGGTGTAACATGGATGCAATCACAATGACTAAGGCAGAGTTGAAGGCAATACCGTTTGTACCTATACCAACAATTAGAGGTAGTACCATTGAGGGAGTAATTATTGTCCCTTCAAGAAGGGTATGCCGTGATGCTGGGTATCGTGAGATGGATTATGTTTTGTATACTTCAAGTGGAGACGGGCTACCAAGTGTTTCATCTCTATGTAAAGTGCGAGGTAATGCTTTAATAAACATACGTGGTGGGGCTGGTGACGGATACCTCGTTGATACTCTAAGTAGTGGTTGTATACGAATATTCTCCAATACTGGTTTCGTAGTGACACAGACTTACCCTAACTTGGAATTAGAAGCACTAGGGAGAAGAAACAGTCAGCAATCTCGTACTTTGACAGCTCTCTCCCCATTGTGGCAGACGAGTACAGCAGAGGTTCATGAGGTATGAGTGCGATACCATCGTGTAAGTGTTGTAAGTTACCGTTGCCACTATGTAATAACCGATATGGTGCAGAGTATGGCATAACTTCAAGCAACAAAGTTCATGTACGTTACAAAGTAGCAGCAGGTAAAGTTCACATGAGCAGTCCAAATGAGGGATTGGCTGCCCAGTCCACTTGGTCAGCTATGTCCGTGAGAGGCTGGTACTCAGAAGCATGGTCAGACTCTGACTCAATAGATACTTAGCTTAAAGTAGAAAGGTAGATGTAAGATATGATACCATGTAGAAATTGTGGTATAAGCATCGGAGAAGAGTATTACGAGACAAGGGTTAAGGATGGACTCTGTGCCTCCCATAAATCATCATGTGCGACTGTCTTAAAGGAACGTGGTTTCCTCCTAGACAGTGTTACAGGGGTACTTGATGTTTTCCGAGTTGAGTTTATTGATGGAACAATTATGGGCAGCATTCCAGAGGAAGTTTTCATCTACGCTTTAGATGGGTGTAGTAACTGGCGAGACTTGAAGCGTAGTCTCATGCGATTTAAGCAAATAAAGAAGCTGGTTGCTTGTAAGAAAAGGAGGTATTGATAGCACTTTCATCTATTAGTTATAGTATATATCTATATGATATAACTAATAATCGCAAGTGAAGCTAAAAGGAGGTGTACCATGACTAAGAATGACGTCAAGTTTATCGCTGACGTGATAGCGTCTCTACCTGCTGCATCATGCAGCAAGACTCTGGTTATTGTAGCTTTCACTAAAGCATTGATTCACGCCAAGACTAGATTTAACTCAGATAAGTTTATGGCTGCTTGTATGGGATTAAAGTAAGGAGGTGTGTTATAATGAAAGAGAAAAAGGAGGTAACTGGTATGGAATGGATTAACAACTTATCCCTAGAACTTCAGATGATTAAGGATGACGAGCTTATTAACCCTACTGAAACTAAACAGATGGGGGACAACTCTGCGGGCTTTATGAGTGAGCAATTGAAGAGGCTCTACACGCTGGGGAGAGAGCTTAGCTCTAAGTCTACCCGATGCCAAGCTGATTATGAAATAGCCTCAACTGATGAGAAACGTCATGAGGCTATGAAGAACGGTCTTAGGTTTGCAGACAAGGCTAATATAATACGTGAGATACTGTATTATGAGCTTGCTGAAGACTTTGACCTATGGGACAAGCCCTCTGTCGCTATCCGTTCTAACTTCGAGGTAGTCTGGCATGAAGATACTAACCCTTTCAGAGCACTATTCGGAGGACTTCAGTAGAACAAATGTACTAATACTCCAAGCTAATTACTAGCACAAATGTTCGTCATAGACTTCCTTGACAAGCAGTAATGGGTATGTTATACTGGCATTGTGAGACTATGGGCTGAGAACCTCGGTGATGCCCTAGATAAACCCCCTGCACCTATGAGTACAATCATATCTGGTGGTGTCCTGCCAGATGATTGTAAGGGGGTACTGTACGGCATCTTTAAGGCTGGCAAATGCTTATCTCCAGACACTCTTATAGCTATAAGAGGTAAGGGTATCTTGAAATTAAAGGATGCCAAGGTGGGGGACTACTGCGTAAATAAGGGAGGCAGGAGAGTAATGTCCCTAGTAACATCTTATGTGCCTGAAGCTCTAAAGATTAGATTATACAATGGATTGGAAATCATTTGTTCCCCAGGACACAGATTTGAGATGACTAACATTAAGGGTAGTAAAATTCATTGGTCTCAGGCTAAGAATATTATTCCCAATCGTCATCAGTTAAGAGTGATGACAGGAACTAATTGTTTTGGGGATACTCATATTCCCAATGCTTACTGGCTGGGTCTATTATTGGGTGATGGCAGTCTTGCAAATGAGAAACTTGTCAGTTTCACTAATAAGGATGAAGAATTAGTTACTGCTTTTACTGCTCCCTTAGCATCCTATACAGTAAATGATAAGAATGGATGCACTCAGATTAGGTGTTATCAAATGCGGGGCGAGTTAGACAGGATATACGGAATACCAGCTATAAGGATAACTTCAGGGGATAAGGCTGTTCCTGATTGTATATTACAAGCTACAAAGGATTCACAGATTGCATTCCTTCAAGGTCTATTTGATACTGACGGCTCTTGTAGCCCTACGAAGTACGGTACTGTAGAGTTCTCATCTAAAAGTGAGAATTTAATACATCAGGTACAGATAATGCTTATCAACCTTGGAGTACCTTGTCGCTTAACTCAAAAGATTGTAAAGGGAAACGTTTATTATAGATTATCTGTCTCTCCCATGTTTCATTCAGTCGTTGGATTTAGGTTAGGAAGGAAGAGATACACGAGACATTCGGATAGACCAATGAGACAAAGACGCAGATGGGGTGACTGGTCTAAGGTGGTAGAGATAACCCCGACAGAAGGTGGGGAGTTTATTGATTTACAAACTAATGGGGGGACACTAACAGCTAATAGTATATCTACTCACAATAGCACACTACTACGCTATATAGGGTTATGCTGTGCTGGGGGTATTCCTCTATTCGGTGACTCAGAGTTCAACACACGTGAAGTACGTGTCCTTAGTATTCAACTTGAGATACCAGAGAAGGGGTATATGACGAAGCTACGAGAGAGTAGTTTGTCTCAGGTTGAAGAGATTAAAGAGAACTACTTTTTCTGCTCATCGTTCTGGCTAAAGCTAGACACTGCTGAGGGCTTAGGCAGGTTTGAGGAGGAGATTAACATCATCAAGCCAGAGCTAGTTATCGTTGACCCTCTATACAAGTGCTTATCTGGTAGTGAGAATAGCGGTCAAGACCTCACAATTCTATTTGATATAATTGATAGGCTCATTGAGAAACATCACTTTGCATTTCTATTCTCATCACAAGCTAGGAAGTCCGTCATACTGTCTAAGGTAGGTAAGGTAGACTTTGGTGATGAAGAGATAAGAGGTCATACCGCAATCCCAGGCTGGGTTGATAGTATCATAGGACTGAGACACGCTGGGGAGTCTCCCACAGAGAGGGTTCTATCATTCACTTTAAGACATGGTGATAAGGAAGCCTTCAGCAAAGTCATCGTGTTTGATAAAGAGAATGGGTTATATAGACTAATAGCATAATGAACGGAAAGGAGGTGATTATGTTCATACATGATGTAGCAGACGAATGGGGAATCTCGTATCGTTCCGTCTATCGGATGGTGAAGGATGGTACACTTCCCGCATCTATGAGGTCTAGGGACAGACCCATAACCGTCACAGAGGAGCTGTTAGATGTGGACGATTCTCTAGTGCTAGATGTTAAGACTAGGATATTGGGGAAGTCTACACCAGCAAGAATCAAGCGTATCATTAAAGAATTAAAAGGAGGTAGGTTATAATGGAATTACCAGACATTAAATCAAAGCGTATCAAGGGTGGTGGTTTGTATACCACTCCACTAAAGAAGTTCAAGGGAACATTGGAGAAGTATGAGGTCATCAAGAGGGCAGGACAGTATGCCAAAGAAGGTGATGTAGATGTGGTGCTTGACTTTATAGACCTGCAAGTCATTGAGACAGACACACCATTCCCCTATAACGTAGCTAGGTTTGCACTCAAGTTCTCCAACGCTGAAGGTAGCTCATGGACTCTGTTAGAGGACAGTATTGCTACTGCTCTTGGCACATCTGTTGAGGATGTAAGGATACAGGATATAGTGGGCAAGCAGTCTACATGGGAACGTGAAGACAACCATGTGTACTCCATGAAGAAAGTAAGAGATGCCACTACTGGTCTGACGGTTGAACAACCGATGGCTGGTACGGTGTGGCGTGTAGTTGACGTGGTTGGTGGCTCAGGTGGGACAGCTTCTGCGTTAGACCAAGCTCTTACTCTATTAGAGGGTAAGAAGAGGACTGACTTCATCGGTGTAGCTGCTGGGGATGCTGCCATACGCAAGGATGCTGCTCTCTTGAAAGAGATTATGAGCAAGAAGTTCTTTGAGAATCCCATCGTTACCGCTATGTACACCGAGGTCGCTGGTGTGTTCACCAAGATATAAAGGAGGTGAGTATGTCTAAGAGGAAGAAGTTAAGTATAGGTGATAGGTTTGACATTCTATTCTCAGGTACGTTACCTAAGAAGTCCAAGCCTAAGCCCAAGAGGAAGCCCAAGAGGGCTAAGCGTAAAGCTCATTAACAACTGAATAATGCTTGCTCGGTGTCCAGCATATCGGAACGCCCCTTATGGGGTTGGTGAAACTGGTTTGATTCACGCCAGCTACCCTGAAAAGGGAGCAACCTGCTTTAATCACTCGAAAGAAGTAGCAGAACGGATTTAGTCCCGTAGTGGCTACCTCTGGCTGGCACAAAGTCCCTGTTGGTGCAGAACTTATCCTGAAAAGGATGCCAAAGAGATATGCTAAGTGGACTGTTAAAAACCAGCCAGCAGGGACAAAGTAAAAGAATAGTTTAAGGAGGAGAAGTAGAGATGAAAGCAATAGTTAAGGAAATACAAGTCGGTGGCGGTCTTTGCTTTAAGAATTTGGAAGATGCCTGTAAATGTTATACCGACATGCTGAAACAAGAAGTTGCCAGAACCAAAATGCTGTTCGCCATTGAGCTTCCGTCAGGCGAAGTTAAGCAGATAACTATTCGGGACGAAGATGGTGAAACGGTAGCCTATGGTGATTTTGAAGGATTACCGAGTTTTCTGGATTACTCAAAGACAGTCTTAATGGAGAATTCTCATGGATAAAGAAGCGGTAGAGAAGAAAGAATATATTGAGCATACTGAGCAACTCATATCATTCTGGCAGGGTAAACTTGACCATGATGATGCCAACTTGATTGAGCCGACTGCAAGATTGCTCATTCAGCATACTATACAACGCTTAAAAAAGGTAAACGATATACTCTCCCTCGGCTATGTCCAGTTAGATAAAGACCAAAGTATGCCAAATGAGAATGAAACAAATACTTGGTACAAAGATGATTTAGGTGAGGCTGGTAGAATCGGTTACAGATTAGGGCAAAAAGATATGCGCAATGCTGGATTTAAGAAGGTGAGATAATGAATAAAGACACTACACGTATATACACAGGTGAAGTCCAAGAGTGTGACAGGACAATAGAGTCAGATACAGAGATGTACCTTATACTGCCAAGGGGGTATGTTAGGGTAGATGATATATTTCGCATGTGTGACTCAGGTAGGAAGTACAGGATTATCATTGAACCTCTTGGTGAAGAAACGCTGGAGGAAGCTCTTGATGAACTTGAGGATATTGAGCCTAGTTACTCTGACAGACACCTTTTCTGTCGCTCAGTATCCCACTAGGAGCGTCAACATGAGGAGAGGAGAATGATGTCTAAAGAGACAGAAACCTTGGTGCGGGTGCTAACTAATAAGGGCATGACAACTTCTGATATAGCTGAAGAGTTATCCTTAGAAGTAGAGATAGTAGAAGAAATACAAAGGAGGTTACAGCCATATGATTATTTCAAAGGAAAGACCAGACGTAGTAGAGACACTACTGGCAGACATCAATAAACGCTATGGACTTGACCACGGTAGAGAGGGTATCCATGCAACAGACTTGATGTATTGTCTCCGCAAGGCTCATTGGGCTAAGACCAATCCACTCCCGCCTACTCCTACTGAGACATTATATTATATTAGAGGATTAGGATTGCAGGACATGATACTTAATAAAGAGACTGTGCCTGTAGAGAAGGATGGTATTGTTGCGTCCCCTGACTATCTGGTGGATGGGAAGACACCGTTGGAGTTGAAGACTACACTTATAGGTAAGAAGCGGTTAGACAACTATGACTTCCCTGGTGGGTGGATTAAGCAGATGAAGACTTACTCCTACATACTAGGAGTCAAACAGGCTGTTCTCTTAGTCTTTACCATGTCCACTCCCACAGAGTTGTTATCCTACATCCTCACATTCACAGATGAGGAACTCCTAGCTAACTGGAATGAGTTGCTTGGTAAGAAAGCTGAGTTAGAGTTGGCATTGGAGAGTAATATACCACCACGTCCATTCAACGAGGACTGGGAGTGCCGTGACTGTAAGTATCGTTTAAGATGTATGGAAATAAAATGAAAGGAGGTAGTATGACCAGACCAAAACCAGAGAGACTTGGAGGTATGATACTTACTCCTAGCGGTACATGGTGGGATTTAACTTTATCACAGAAAGTTACACGTTGGTTAAAAATAGTACCAGCAGCTTGGGTTAAATCCTTACTCCATGCTGTTCCCTGCTACAAAGCAAACAGGGAATTTGAGTTGTCTCTGAAAGAGACACAGAAATTATTGTTCTCTCTTTACACGTCTAAACTTGACAGACAGTATGCAGTTGCATTTGTAAAGAATAAGTCTAAAGTAAGAAGGAGGTAATGTAACATGGGTATTCAGGCTATTTCAGTAGTTGGTAAAATGAAAACTGGTAAAAGTACTTTTGCTGTGTCTGCTCCTAAACCTCTCATCGTGTTTGATTTTGAGTTAGGTATGCAGAGGGTAGAGCCACGCTTCATCAAAGACCTGAGCAAGATTCGTATCCTACCATACGCAGATGCTCTTATCATAGATAAGAAGAGGCATCCGCAGCAAGCCATGGAGTTATGGGATAAGATAATCCAGGATTACAAGGCTGCACTTGAAGACCCTAAAGTGAAGACTATCGTATTCGATACCTTTACAAGTGTGTGGGAGGCTAGACGCATGGCATACCTCGCTGAGTTAAAGGAGAGAGACCCATCACGTATCTCTCTTATGCCACAAGAGTACTTCGTACCTAACACAGACATGAAGACTCTCCTAGTTCAGGCTAGGTTACACAATAAGATACTTATAGTTACTCATCATACTAGAGAAGTATACATTGAGGGTAAACCTAGTGGTATGGAAGAGGCAGATGGGTTCAAGTACACAGGAGACTTGGTTGATGTGGAGCTATGGATGACTAAAGCTGGTGGTAAACCTATTGGTAAGATAGTCACATGTGGGCTGTCTATGACCGCAGAAGGACTAGAGATACCAGAGCCTACGTTTGCACAGTTAGAGGCTATGGTAGACAGCTTCCGCAGCATTGGTGAGTCTGAGGATGTTGTCGAAGAGCCTAAGCCTAAGAAAGATAAGGAGTGAGATGCTTAAACAAGACATCATCAAAATCCTACAAGAGTCTCTAACAGATGACCAAGAGGAGCATGAGATACTAGCTCATATAGCTGACCGCATTATCGCAGAGGTTGTGTTAAAAGAAGTTGCTAAGGCTGTGAGTAGTGCCATCACAGTGTACGTAGAAGGAGGGAAGTAAACGATGATAATCGTTGACACATTCGAGCCTCCTGAGATAGGTTACATCCTCAAGCAGAAGATAGAGACCACTACCGCAGACTTGCAGCCTCTTGGATTTCTTGACTATCTCTGGTATGGTTGTGATAACCACAGCATCACAGTGGAACGTAAGGAAGTCCATGACTTTGTTAATAGCTTAGATAGGCTAGAGTTGCAGTTGAAGAAAGCACTGGGCAGGGCTGACGAAGTTATCCTGCTTACTGAGGGTATCTTTGAACCAATAGAGAGTTCTACTATAACCTATAGAGAGAAGAAGGATGGTGGTGTCTTCTTCCGTGACCGTGTGAAGAACATGCCCTATGCTTACTTCATGGGTTTCCTGTGGAGAATTGATAAGCTGGGTGTATCCTACTTCTCTACAGCAAGCATGAAGGGTACAGCAGTAGCCTTGCTTGAGTTCTACAAAGCCAGCCAAGACTCAGAGTACACTACCTTTAAGAGATATATCAAGCGTAAGCCTACTATCATGCAGCCTAACCCGCAAGTTACAAAGCTGATGGGATTAGGTGTGGGCGAGATGAGAGCTATTGCTCTTATCAAGAAGTTCAAAACAGTGTGGGCGGTATTACACGCTGATATTGATGACCTCCTGCAAGTCGAGGGGGTTGGTAAGAAGACTATAGAAGAGTTAATGAAAGGAATAGGTAAAGAATGGCCACCCTGTTAATTTTAGCCCTGTGTTTCTTCACCATCGGAGTTATGGTTGGTTTTCATGCTGGTAAATATTACTGGCGAGACTATTGGATGAACCACGGGAAAAGTGGGTAACAATTTATCACGGAGGTAAAAATGAGTAAGTATATTTTACAAGCACCACCCAAAGACATGAGTTGGGAAGAATTTCTTGCGAAGAGTGCTGACTGGTTGGATGGCTTTAGTGCAGGTTATGACAAATGTGCGGGTGACAGAAGAATTTATGAACTTAGCAGATACCCCCGAAAGCAACAAACGCTGGAAAAAGATATTTTGAAGGTATTGGATAAAATCACAAAGTCTAAACACAAAAAAGAATCGAATGCGTTTTCCTTGATTCTTGCAATTCACCTAACGGATTTAGGTTATAAAAAGGGAAGGTTGCCTAAATCTGATTTTGTGCAGGCAGATACAGAGTGAAATAGCAGCCAAACGCTGTAGTCAAGAGGAGTTGATGAAAGGAATAGGAAAGAGTAATGAGTAAACCAATGAGAATCTACATCGCTGGGGCGTTGTCTTCTAAGGAAGATGGCAAGCGTAACCCGTCAAAGGTCGTTACAGACTATATTACTAATGTACATAAGATGTGCAAGGCTGCATCCATTGTGCGTAAGAAGGGGCACTACCCGTTCATACCCTGCCTTGACTTTTTAGTGGGAGTAATAGCAGGGGACTGGGATGAGGAAGACTATCGTGGTGGTAGTGATGAGTTCCTTGTAGTCTGTGATGCAATTCTTATCCTCAGTCTTAGTTATGGCGTGAGGAGAGAACTTGCATTGGCAACTAAACTGGGTATTATCATATATGATGATATAGATAAGATACCAGACATCTCAGATGTTAGTAAAGATGCAGCTGAGGATTTGTTAGAGGGAGTGAGAAGAGGATGAAATTCAATGAGCAACATTTGGTTATCATAAATACCTTGTCTAAAGACGAGGGCACAGCATTCATCAAGTTTCTGCAGAGTGAGATTATCAGGCACTTGGATGATATTCAGAATGCAGAGGAGCTAATAAATACAGTAAAGAAGGAGATATTAGATGCCAATTAAGGAGTGTAAGTAATGCCATTACCAAATGATTTAGAACAAGAGGCAAAAGATTATCTAACAGGTGACATAGACTGGAGAACTAAGAGGGCAGGGGAGTTGGGATTCAATAATAGGGAATCTTACCAAAGAGCTATGAGAAAGAAAAGCATTAACTTGGTCGTGCCTGCTGGTGGGACTATCCCACTTGTAGTCGGTGAGAACAGTGGTTGGGAAGCGGAGGAGGTGAATATACCTCTTAAGATTAAGACTGGTGCAGAACCTAAGACTGTTGCGATAGTCCAAGACCTACATGTCCCTTACCACGATGCGACAGCATTGGCACTTGTAGAGGGTTTTCTTGGAGAGATCCAACCAGATTATCTTCTATACCCTGGTGATGTATACGACTTCTATGCGATTTCAGATTTTGATAAGAATCCCAATAGACTTGGTAAGATGCAGGAAGAGTTAGATATAACCAAGATGATTCTTGAAAGACATAATGCTCTCCTACCTAAAACAATAAAGAAACTCCTGCTGGGTAATCATGAGGATAGACTTAGACGTTTCCTATGGACAAAAGCACCAGAACTGGCTACCTTACGATGTCTTACTATAGAAGAACTATTGGGGCTAAAGAATTTAGATATTGAGCTTATCGCCTACGAACAAGGATTGATGATAAATGATGTCTTCCTTGTTTTACACGGTAACATAGCTAGTATCCATTCAGGTTATACTGCCAAGAGAATGTATGAGAAGCATGGTGGCTGTGGTATATGTGGTCACTGTCACCGACTAGGATCTTACTATAAGAGGGATAGATTTGGCATTTGGGGATGGTGGGAGAATGGATGTATATGCCATCTCAATCCTGATTGGATTAAGAATCCTAATTGGGTGCAGGGGTTCTCATTAGTCCATTTCCAAGATGATAGATTCTGGGTGGAGCAAGTACCTATAATAAAAGGTAAATTTATGTATGGAGGTAGAATTTATGGATAACCTAGAAGTATTAGAGGAATTAGGAGGTGAACATGAATAGTGATTTAGTCAAGTGCTACAGATGCAAGGCTGAGTTCAAACCTCGTAAAGAGTGGAGAGAACGCTGTCCACGCTGCGGTACAGAGTGGTGGATGACTCCCTCTCTAATAGAGAGAATAGAGAGTGCATGGTGGGGGTTCATCAGACCATGGTAGTTAAACCTAAGCAATACAAAGTGAAATGTTTTCACCGTACTGAGCCTTTTCCTTATACTAAATGCCCTAACTGTGGGACAGAGGGACAAATGGTAATATGCGATGAGATGGGAGAGACCAGAATGTGTGCTAACTGTGATTATACAACAGACACTCATGAAGCTATAGAGCAATATTATAATTATCACAAGAAGTAAAATGAGGAAACCTGTTGATTGTTGTGTAACCCCTTGGGCATGGGCTTTACCTTTAGAGATAGAGTATATGGAGAATATTCACATTATCTGGATTAAGATACTCTGTATCTCTATTGTTATATGGGTGTAAAGGAGGTGATGTAAAATGAACCCGCCGTATACGGGCGACCCCCTAGTGCAACATTCGGGACTCGGAGCGAATTAAAATAACGATACCAGTTTATTGAGCATATACTCAGAATAATGAGTGGTGGTGTGAGTTTTATAATGCGTCTTTTTGCGGTAGGTGGTACTGTATTTCTGCGTACAACATGGCTCACACCACTACTTTTCATGTTGTCAGAAAAGGGGGGGGTCTTGGTCTTGGGGTCTTGGGGTGTGGGGGTATACACAAGTAACTGTAATGTATATAAGGAGGGTTAGCTTCACTTTCATTTAATAGTTATATAGTATATATATACTATATACATAATAATCGCAAGTGAGAGTAATTATGAAACCGTACTACCCCAAGCGTAGATGCAAGTGCAGAGCATGGTGCGGTAAGCCTATCGAGAAGGGTGAGCCAACCGTCCTGCTGTACTTCCGTAGTAAGAAGGGGTACTATCTGAAAGCGTACTTCCACTGGAGTTGTCTGCAAGCCAAGACGGACAGGTGGTTTGCTAAACATGCTCCGTCTACAGAGAAGCGTAGGAAGAAGTCTGTCAATCCCAACACAGTCCACAGGCTTAAGGCATTGCGTAGTTATCATAAGAAGATGGGTAACGTGCAGCGTGTAGCAGAGATAGATGCTACACTTGAGACTCTGGCTGTTAAGAAGAAGCTAGTGGTAGAGACAGGAGCATCCTTCCCATCACCTATATTCCCATTGAAGGATGAGACACCTAAACCTAAGAAGACAGCGAGAGAGAGATTCCCCAATCTCTACAAGAATAGGACAGAAGATGGTGAGGGAGAGTTTGTGAGTAGGTAGAATATGTTATATTACTTTGGTAAACAGAAATTCACAAGCAGAGATGAAGTCCTAACAGCCCTCGCTCAAGCTACTAGAGTAGCCATTGATACAGAGGTAGCTGAGGATGGTAGGCTTATCGGGGTAGCAATGGCGTGGACACCAGAGGATGCTGTGTTCTTTCCTAGAGACTCTGAAGAGATGCCACTGGAGTTCCTCTCTAGAGTACCTGTTGTGTTCCATAATGCTTTATACGACATAGCCGTACTTAGAGATAACTACAACATTCTAGTAAATTGTATAGGTGACACTATGCTCCTAGCTCAGTCTTGTGGCTATCCACCCGCTCTTGGAGACCTCTCATTTGATTTCAACTTCAACCATTCCCACATCACCTCGCTTATACGTGGTGCGACAGGTAAGAAGATAGCTAAGAAGAAACTGGGTGATGCTCCTATTGAGGATGTAGCCAAGCTCTGTTCTCAACACGCTGAGGGCACTATCAAGATATGGGATGCTCTACGTGAGTCTGCTCCTATGGCATATCACTTAGACTTTAGCCTGATCCCTGTTATACAAGCCATGCACGACAGGGGTATCAGAGTTGACCCGCAGAACGCAAACAGGAGATATGCTGTTATAAAGGATGAGATGGATGGCATCAAAGATGTCTGCAAGGATATGGGATTCAACCCAGGCTCGACTAAACAGGTAGGTATAGCCCTTTCCAATGCTGGCATCATTACTGGGTTCACAAGGAAGGGACACATGGAGACAGGTGAAGAAGCACTCTCTCCCTTCCAAGAGATGACTCCCATTGTCCCTCTAGTGTTAGCCTATAGAGACAGGCAGAAGACTGCATCTACATATCTCAAACCGTTACTTGAAGTAGAACGTGTGTATCCACACTATCATATAGTAAGAACAGGAAGGTTTGCATCCCATCCTAATATACAGAATATACCAGAGGGTATCAGAGATTTGTATCTACCAGAGGTAGGAGAATGGTTCTGGGATGCAGATGCCTCGCAGATTGAACCTCGTCTTATGGCATGGTTTAGTGGAGACCAGAAGATGTGGAGGGATGTGAGTACAGGGGATGTCTACCAGCCTATAGCTACTCGTATGAGAATATCACGATACACAGCCAAGCAACTTGTACTGGCTGCAAGCTATGAGGCTGGTGCAGATATGCTCGTATCAGCAGCACATAGACGTGGGGACACTATTAACAACGGTGATGCCCAGAATTTAATTGATTTGTTCTACAAGGAATACCCACGGTTTAAGGCATGGAAGCAAGAAGTAAGACAAGATGCTGAGAGAGACGGATATGTCTATACTCTATTAGGTCGTAAGCGTACACTACAAGATATGGTATATGATGAGTACACTGGTTATGACCCTCTTAAGAAGACAGTCAACACTCTCATTCAGGGTAGTGCAGCAGACCTGCTTAAACTGGCTATGTGGGAACTTAGGGGGGAGAAGTTATCGGCTACTATACATGATGAGATACTTATAAGTACAGACCATGATATAGACATTGCTCCACTACTCAGTCTGGGTGGGATACCTCTAGCTTGGACAGTATCAAAGGGTGAGAACTGGAAAGAGGTTAAACAATGAAGAAATCAGATGTGTGGTTTCTAGTCCGATTGGTGCTAAGAACCTTACTCGGTATCTTAGAACAGTGGTATATGAGATTGAAGAGACGGGTGTGAACTGGCTCGTCTACCTTCTATTGTTGTGTCTTTTCCTCTCATACTTTATCCCAATCCCTACCTTGTCTTTAGCCATCTGTTCCAGTACCCACACCCACGCCATCCCGTCTACGAATGTAAGGATTACCTGGATTACTATGATTAGGAGTGCTAACTTGTAAACTTCGTTCGCCAACAAAGACCCTGCCCAGACATCGAGAGGGATAGTTAGTGCTCCGTATAAAATAGTTAAGTTCTTTAGCAGTTTGTATTTCACCTGGAGGCTCATCGTCCATCTCCAGGCATCTTTGTCTCCACATCATGTTCCTACTTATTTAACATGTTCCATTACACTTAATCTTGCCCACTCTGGCATGTTATTCCACTTAACACCTTGTAGGAGATAACCCAATCCACCAAGTTGATAACCCATTGAACGATTCTTTTTGATAGCAGTTACCATGTCCTTCTGTATTACCAACTCACGTTGACTGTGGTACAGCCATCTGCTCTCGTAAGTCCAGTCACCTGTTCGGCAGGGGTCTTCTATGCCCTGTTCAGGATAATAACCCCTCTGCTCTTCAAACATCCTCTTGGCCAGTTCTAACACAGTCTCAAAGTGTCCAACATAATCCGCTTCCACTTGTGCAGGATTATCGGTATTAGTTAGTATGTAAGGTTTGCTCCACTCAGCCTTAAAAAGCATGGTAGCAGTTGTTGGTTTAGGCATCTGTTCATCTACTGTTGGTTCTGGGATGACTACAGTGTCACTAACACTTGGCAGACCCATTGATGGTTGAGGTAAAGCCAAGCCTATCTTTTTACTATTAGCTAGACCAACACCAACATCGGCTATACCTTGACCCACGATGTAGGATATGATAACCCAGAGTATTTCCTCTGGAATAGCAATCCCATAAGCCTTAGCAAAAGCTACAACCGCACCGATGACGGCTGCCCACAACTTCTTTGAAGTGTAAAAATGTTTCATAATTGAACCTCCTATTTAGCAATGCTTGCTTTATACTCAGGTTTAGTACCAAACACCCAGACCTCACCAGTCTGGGGTTCTAGCTCGTACATACCATCATCTGTCATCATAGCATTCCACGCATGACCACCCTGCGGTGTATCACCCCATACTTCCCAGATAGCATTGACACCGTAGAACATCTTAGACCATGCTGGAAGAGCATCAGCGAAGTCGTCACAATCGAACCCCACCTCTTCTGCCGAGTTAGATGTATAAGGCGGACAGTTATCAAGACAATCATAGGCTATTATAAGCCAGTTAGAGATGTCTAGTGGATAGAAGAAATATTCATCTTCCATCCCGAATTGGGATTGGTCACAAGCCCATACTATCTTATGGCTGTTCCAAAAGTTAAGAACATCAGTAGCTACACATCTACCCAGCTTCAAGTCCAACTCATCATCTCCATCATTATCGTCTTCGTTATCACCCTTACCAAACAGTAATGCCAACAGTTTGTTGAGTGCGTCTATGCAAGTCACTTTATCATACTCCTTCAAGGTTACTCTCCTTTTATTTTCTCCTCAATTCTATTTAATGTTTCCTTTATATTCTCAAGTAAACCAATTTGTGTCACATGTTCCTTGCTACAATCTACAATAAAGTCATGTAGACTGATAGGATTGCCAGCTTTACCATTTCCATTCCTAGACTTCCTATCCAACATTGACCTAATAAAGAGTGTAAGAACAGCGATGACTGTTACGAGTGCCGTGATTATGCTGATAATGGTTTGCTCGGACATCGGGACACTCCTTAATACGTTCTAAGTATACACGGGTTAAGAACCTGTGTCAACCATGTAATCAACCAAATGGTTAGAAACCACAGAATCTGAGAAACAAAAAGTCCGACTGCAAAGGCTGTCATTAACTTAAACCATTTGCTCATACTGCTACTCCCTTTATATGAGATATACTGGCTACTGCTACACCTTTCTTATGAGAGATACTGGCAGCAGCGATACCTTTGACTTGTGATATGTTTGCCCAGCCTGATATGACTGCTTTGACAGCACGTTGCTGAGGCTGAGGTGGTGGTCTCCAGATAGCCATCTAAACTCCTTAGTAGATTTCTTCGAAGTTTACTGTGCAGTTCCAACCAGTTAGAGTACCAGGGTCAGCTAAGAATCTCACTACAAATGCTACTGCTCCGGTCAGAAATATTCTTTCTGCAGGAGTTGGAATCCAAAGCCAGCCGTTAAGTGCATTGAAAGCAGCTTCTACCAACGATACATAACCTGGAGTTGCATCTGCCGAACCAGTAATTCCGCACTTGCCTGCGGCTAACGTTCCTGCGACACCAGCGATGGCGGAAGCTGCCCCGCCATACATTGCTGCCGATGGCGTAACAGTAGCAACAGTTAGATTGCCACCAGTTCTGGCAGCTAAAGATGCCCTCACCATAGCAGATGTAGCATTGGCTCCCTGAGTAATCTCCACTCTGTTAATCGCCAGCACAGAGCCAGCAGCAGGCGGTGTAGCGACTGGATAGATACCGACCAGGACATTGACTGCTGTTACCATTGTTGCGTTGGCTGCGACTATGTTGTAAATTCTTCCCATGTTAAACCTCCTTTTTATTTAATGTGCTAAAATATGCGGATAAAATCCTCTTGTCGGAATATACATTAACTCTTCACTTCCCCAACTTCCCCAAGTTGGCTCTGTGGCAGTCCACTTGCGGACTATGTAATCATCAAAATAGGGCAAGTTGGCAGTGCCCCCAGAAAGTACGCCAATAGTCCCATTACTTCCAGTTGTTGTCTGCATCCCAGCAGCCGCCTTAATCTTCACACCATTGAGCCAGATGTCGTAAGTTTTTGCTGTCCAATCAATATTATTTATTTCAAATAACTGCCAAGCTGCTGCACCTGTTATGTTTACACCAGTATCTCTATAGTCAGTATCATAGTAGTAAACACTACCATCTAATGTAGTCCCCGCACGGTCAATTAGCACGGTTATACGGTTAGTGCCATTACCCTGTAGGGAAACATATACCTCCTCATTATTGGTAAAAGCATTTATGTAAGCTCGATTACGGATAGCATAACCCGTACCAGCAGCATAGGGTATTGTCGACCAAGCCGCAGAGTTGGCTAGTAACTGGCTTCTGGTAGTGCTATAAGCTACGGCAGTAGATATATGACAATGGGCTGCAACCTCAGTCCAACTTCCTCCGACAGTATCTCCATTGTTGCCTCTCTCAAAGTTATCAAACAGTAAAAAGGTATTTGCCCCACTACTTACTGCCGTTGCATCAGCTTTGCCATAGTACATATAGAGAGTGGTGTCGGGCGTGGCATTGTTTTCAACCCAGATTGTAGCTAATTGATTAGGCGTTGTGTCTGTTATTGACTCTATCCAGTAGTCGAGTAAAGTTGTGCCATCTGCTCCTGTAAACCTTAAATCATCAAAGTCTGTTTGGCAATGTGAATTACAGTCAACCTCTTCGCCAGTTGCCCCAGACGATTCACCAACTAGGATTTTAGTCTGGTAACTAGCAGAGGCGTTTGTGACTGTTACTTGTTTTCTGTAAGTCCAGCCTGTCAACCATCCCATTAATTTACCTCAGTGGGCAGACCTAAGCCTGCCAATAGTTTCTTAATGTCTGTCATTTGTTTTGCATCCTACACGAGTTTCAGCCAGTCATTTTCGGGACAGAAAAAGAGTTCGTCTGCTGTATTGCCATAGCCCATGATGCGGACTATGTCAGTTGTTCCCGTTGGGGCAGCCACTTGCACATCACCTGCGGTGGTACTCATAAAGACTGGAGCACCTATGGTCAGGGTAGGGAAGGCAGTAGCAGCATTTACCTTACCAAACAGTAGAACTTTACAGGCTGCATTTTCTGCTACTGCTGATAGCATTATCCCTAGTTTGAAATTACATCCCGCAGCAGCGTTATCTGCACTGGCAAGTTCCCATTTACTATCATTTGTTTGAAAATAAACCAAATCCCCAAAGACGGTTGTTCCATATCCTGCCGTTCCTGCCTCTGTAATACCAGAATATTTACCATCTGCACTTGGAGCAGCAGTTAATTGTATCTCTACATTCTCTGTCAAGGCTAGTGAGAATAGTAATGCCTGTAATTCTGCTACAGATAAACCTTTGATAGCACCACCTGTTATTCTCCCTACTACTTGCTGTGCAGCGATTGTGATTGCTTCAGGAGTATCATTAGAGGTTGCCATCAGTACCGTATAGGCATCATAAAGTGCCTTGGCAACATAATTTGTGGCTGTCTCGGCAGCCATTGTGCCAATCCCATGTGCAGCCGCTCCTGAAGTGGCAACATAATGATCCCGAAAGGCATTGGAGGTAATTGCTTTAGTTATTAAGGCATCTGTACCACCTGCTGTATCATCAAGAAATAACCCTGTATCTATAGTTTCAACTAATCCGCCAGCAGCGGTTAAAACATGACACTTCCCACCTTCAAAGTATAGAGCATACCCCGATTCAAGTTGTAGGTCTTTCGGTATTAATCTCCGAGAAGTTCCGCCTGTTGGTTTATGATATAGATTGACATGATTGTGTGCAGCACCAGTATTAACAAGAATGATTGCAGTAACAACGTCTGTGCTGTTGGCTGTGTACAGAGTGCCTATTGAATTGGCTAGTTGCCCATCGGCAAGGTTAGCCAGAGCATTGTTGTCCAACCCATATATCTGAAAATCTACTTCTGCCGCTACGGTAGCATCGCCTTGGATTAAGTCTGCATTTTCAATGACTATCATAGTCTATCCTCCGAATACGATTGCCCAGACTAGAGCCATCGGGTCAGTGTTTCCCCCAGTAGCCCATATAGGGTCTGCACCATGCCCCTTAGAAGTCAATACCTGCAAATCATCCCCATGCAGTAACTCAGCAGGTACTGTGGCATTACGATAGATGATACTACCTCTTTCTGTTAGAAGGGAATTAAGCATCACATCAGTTTCATAGGCTAATTTCTTCCACGTAGCAGCCATATCATTCTTCCTTCAAGGTCTTACGCCAGTATCGGAATATATCATCTGTCAACTTAACCAATACCAGATAGAGTTCATAAGGCTTGAGGGTAGTCATGTGTTTATCCACGACTTCCCCCAAGTCGTTATTAAACTCAGCCATGAGTTCTTCCCTATCTTCCATTCAACTTCCTATATGGCTGAACACAAATACAGATGCAAGTCTCCACCTGTAGTGTCAAAGTACCACTTTCCAACCGCAGCACTTGGCGGAGAGGCTTCGTTCTGTACTTGTAGGTCTTTTGCTTGTTGGCCGTCAAAGTCCATAGCAGCATCAGGTGCTGTGTGGTCATTGAGCTTATGAGCTCCTACAGCAAAACCAGAGGGGTCTACCCAATCGGGAGTGTCGGTTGCTACGTTGAGTACATGGGTATCATGTCCTGCTATTGCAACTAACGCTGGTGTTGACGCAGCGGAAGCTGTAATCAAGTCACCTGTTGTTGCCAGATAGGATTCTAGTATTGCATCATCTTCAAAAGCTACCTTTTTCCACGTTGCCATATTATACCTCCTATGCTACGACTGTGCAGATATAAGCAGAGAGTTCGTCTGTCTGCCATATAATCTGTCCTAGTGGCGGTGAAGCTGGTCGTCCTGCAGTGTTAGCTACGGTGCATAAAACCATATCAGTCGCCTCTTGGTCGTTGAAATCTACTGCTCCGTCAGCTGCAGTATGGTCGTCCAACGCATGAGAACCGACAGGTAGGGTTGTAGGGTCTACCCATGCGGGGACGTTAGTAGCCACCTGCAGTACATACTCATCCGTTCCGATTGGTAATGCTGCTGGTGTTGCTGGTGCACTGGCGTAGATAATATCACCAGTTGCTGTTAGTAACGTCTTGAGAATTACGTCATCTGAGAATGCTAGTTTCTTCCAAGTTGCTGCCAATTTATTTTCCTCCTTATTGAATACTCTCTAAATCAGCATCCCGTTTCAATACATCATTACGGTATGCCTTAATCTGTTCTTTAATGAACTCGACCAACATTGCTCCCGATGTGGAATAATGTAGAGAAGTCGCCATCTTCTCTAGTTCATCAAGTTGCTTGCTGGTAATAGTAATCGAGTAGTTGCATTTATTATCTGCCATACTATGCCTCCTTATATCTTAACGTGGCGAGTTTGTGTTGGACAATGCGAGCCACGTACGCATCAACACTATCAAGATTCCCCATCTCGGCAAGTTTCTCAAGTCCTCCATAATCTTCATTGGACACGGAGAAATTGATTGTCCTGTCCCCAGAGTAGATTGAGTCTTCGCTTTTCTGTTTCCATTTCTTTGCCATATAACCTCCTTTATTCGTTTATCCAGACATGAACAGTCTTATCATCTGTCTTAACATACAATTCACCATCTACACCACTCCCAGGTAATGATGTGCCTGTTAATAGATACGGTCTACGTATCCAGTAAGTACCGTTATAGTATAGAGTATCCCCCAGAGTTTGTCCATCAGCCTCATGCCCATCTATCTGGGTATATTCGGCATCTGATTCTAATCCTAGCCCTGCTGATTTGTGCTTAAATTCGTTCATCTGTGTTGAAACCCCGTGTGTCCAAGCCAGTTACCAATATATCTTTTCATCTTAATGCGGGTTTCATGCCCCGCATGATAATGCCACCAATCCTTGTCTGCACTCGCTCTATCACCATGTGCTACATCATTGCCTGTTACCATGTCACCGATATTCCCCCCTGGATGATGGTGAGCTATTAGTTTGTTAATCTCGATGATATGACCAGTAGCGGGGTCATCTAAAATCATGTCACTATGAGTTTCAACAGTTGGGTCGTACCACTCAATAGTAAGTGGAGAACAGAATTTGGTTATGGGGGTTGAATGACCCTGACCTACCAAACCATACACAATTTCTCCTGGAGGTTGATGGAAGTTACCTTCCTCTCCAAGCCAGTCATAGAATACAGCGTAAAGTGGATATAAAGTTTCTAATACTAAATCCTCTCCCCAGGTAATATACGGATAAAGAAGACAACCATCATAAACATAGGATGCAGAAAATATTACACAATCGTTTGCTGGCTGGCTTGGTATGGGGAAAAATAGATACCCACCATCAGCTTGAACATTAAGTATAAGTCCAAGTTGAGTGGGGAACTGCCACAACCATTCGCCAAAGGCTGTGTTGGTAACTGCGGTTATGTGGTCTACGTCCGTGCTTATATTTGTTGTCTCTGGCAGGAGACGGGCAACTTGCCACTGTATTTCGTAACATTCTGCAATATTAGGAACAGTATCCCACGGTGGATAGTAATTACCCGTTGCTGGCTCTCCGATATAACCCCTTAGATTTTGTCTATGTGGGTAAATTGTTATCGTATACAATATTATTCCCTCTTATCCTGGAGCACCCGTAGTGAGACCATAAGTACAAAACCCGCTAACGTAGCAAGCGTCTGTCTCATTCTCATTCTTAATTGTAAAGTCAAACTGTCCGGCATCCGTGACTCCTACGGCACAAAAAGTCCAGAGTTTATTGTAGACTTGTGCTTCTTTACTCCACTTAACAACACCATTCTGTATTATCCGTATTTTAACATCTTCCACACCTCCTGCATAGCAGCCGTATGCTTTAACCAATAGATTGTCTGCACCACCGTGCATATGTGGAATAATGTGGAACGTAATATAATCTCCAGGTAGTAAGTAGGTCTCTGGACAGGATGCTGTTAGCCATGTAGTAGCACTAGCTTTAACTGGTGCTCTGGTTGCAGATACGAACTGTGCTATCTTTCTTCCACTAGCCCATCCACCGAATCCTATCTCCATCTGGTAACTGCCAGACTCATATCGTCTGACAATGTATCCTATATTTCCTGTAGCAGAATCACCCTGTCTTGTATCCGTAATCTGCACATAATCGAACAGTTTAGCTGTGCAGTTGAATGGGACTAATGCTGTACACACACGTCTGCTCATGGAGAAGTTAGAGAGAAGAGCAGCAGCCACAGCCTGACATTCACCTGTAGATGTAATCCCTGCGAAGGATTCAAACCATGTATCAGAGGGAGCACTACCAGGACTAGAACTCTGAAACTTCCATGTGTCTGTGTTCTCATCATAAGTACCACCGTAGATTATAACGAAGCTGGGGGTTATCACTCTCCTACTGTCTAACTTGATGAGGAATGTGTGATCTCCACCGAGTTCATATTCATAGTCATAACTACCCTGTGCTGGTTTGATGAAGTCTATACTCCCATCACTAGCTGGTCTTGGATAGACATAAGTATGGTCTAGCAGAAGTCTTAGCATGTCAAGACGATTGGAGTTTAGGAATGCCTGGAAGTTACTTGCTGGTTTGAACAGGTTGACATCAGTACCCAGAGTTACTCCAGACCAGTCTACTGTATATGCAGTACAGTGATTATAAGGCAATAGAGTGGAGTCAAGGATGTCTTCTATCAAGTCTGACATAACATCGTCATCACCAGCGGTAAACTCAGCATTAGCCTTATCATCATTGATACAGGATATTGTTCCCTGACAATGTAATGTGAGAGTAAGTTTACCAGGTCTGGAGTCAAACTCCTGGTCTATGACCCACACTGGAGGCTGACTGATGTAATCAGGAGTCCCACCTATCACAAATCCAAATCCAAGAGTTATCTGTCGTCCTCTTATATCAAGACTAGAGAGTGCTTTATCTCCATTCTTCAACACAATATCAACTATTTCCTTGTACGGCTCTTGGCGTTGATAGACACTCTGAATCCTGTTAACAGCGTCAGTAGTCGTGTATGTATCACCGCCTGTAACAGCACATCTAATGTATGGAATATAGAATGTTTTCCTCTGTTCAGCTATTATCTCTGCAGTACCCATCTATATGCCTCTTTTTCTTCGCTAGAGCCTGAAATCAGGGTGTCTAGCCCATTTTAGGTGTCCTAGGGCAGGCTACCTCCTTTTAGTGTCATGGGAGGGAGCCTCCGAGGTATTGAGTATCGAATGCAATGGAAGCAGTCACCTTGTCTGCACCCTCTTCACCAGCAAGGACAACGAAGCTAAATGGAGTCCCGCCGCCATCAAAACTATCACATACGTCTATTGGACTTCCAGTGTGATAGGAGTCAGCTTCATAAATAAACTCCTCATTAAACACTTCCATACCATCTCCATCTCCTAGGACAAAGAATAGTGTCCCTCCACCCATTATAGAGTAATGTTTAACAAACAACCTTCGATAATGGGGAATGATGATAGTTTGTATCACAATGAACTGGTCAGCCTCTAACTTTGTAGCAGGCAGATTCACCGTTATCCAGTATGGAAAGTCACGCTGCATTGGTTCTGGTATGTACTGGCTGGTGAACTCCATCAACTTACGTCTATTCAGCCATCCACCCACACCAAGTACCTGTCTGTACTTACCCTTTATGAAGTGCCAATCTATTGAACCAATATTTCCTATTGTAGATGGGGCAGTCTCAGAGATGGAGACTTCCGTCTCTAAGTATCTTGCAGTCAATTCAGTCCCAAAAGGATTCCAGGAACACTCACCCCCATATTTGTTTCTGTAATACAATGTCCCACCAGCACCTTCCCCTGATGGAGACCCATAATTGATGACCAAATATTGCTCCTCTGGCTCAGAATTCAATATTTCAACTAATAAAGCATAAGTCACTCCCTCCGTTAAAGATATGGGGGCATCAAATTCAAACTCAATCCAATCACCAGACGGTTCACCAGTGAAACTGCTAAGGCTCACGTCATCGGTGACGAAGACAAAGGCTACTGCTAATTCCTTGTCCCCCGTGGTAGCCACATCTGGAGCTGAAATGGTTGTACCTGTTCCTGAAACGAAGACACAGGCTTCATAGAAATCAGATGCCTTCACATCGTTAAACATGTAAATACGAGCCATCTTGCAACTAGACCCACCAATGGTTACTGTGATTGTTCCTGTTTCTGAGCCTGTGGCGAATTTATAATAAAGCCATTGCTTCCCTATACCGTTGGAATCCCCCCCATATAATATAGTCCAACCTGCAGGTGTATCTGGTGTATTAACTAAATCCCTCACGGTAACTTGCAGGATAAAAAGGTCTCCCTCTTGAGGGTATGAAGGATAAGATGGTGTAGGATTCCCCGTTGTTCCTGAACCTGTACCAACATTCCCAGTATTTGCCTGTTCTCCATTCACTGACAGAAGAGCAAAAGCTCTAATTCCCCAAGAATTTGATGGGGATATTGTTCGACTCCCACCAGTGATAGTGCCCGCCTCGTTTATACTTGCATATTGGCATTGAATAGCACCATCATCACCCGCAGTTGATGTGAATGTTGCTCGTTGTGCCCAATTTAGATATTGCCTTAGTGTGGAAGCATCAATAGTCTTTGATGTAATAGCACTTCCAGCAGGAAGATAATCCTCTTCCTCAGAATCATACTCGGTGTTATATATGGATGCCTTGACATTGCCTTTCTCTCCAGAATATGAGTCCCTTGCAAGATATAATTCAACACCACTCATGTAATATGAAACATCTGGTATGAATGTCTGAGCATCACAATTATACGCATCTTCATCTCCATCCTCATTCCAAAGATAATCAAGGCTAGAAGCGTTTGTGTTTTCGTAATGAGTGAATGGGTCTCCTATTGGAGTTATGGTTTGAGTTATACCACCCTCCCTTACATCTGTAATCTTAATATAATCACATATCTGTGTATAGAAGGATATGGGTACTTCAGCCTCACCATAATCCTCATTCTGTTTGATGTTGTTTAAGATACTCTGAGCTATGGCAGTAGCCTCATCATTACTTTGTAGGTCATAAGCCCTCTGGAAGAACGTAATATCCTTGTACGAGTTATCCTCAGAAGCCTCCCCTGTATATACACGGTCATCCCCCCATTGGTCTGTCATCTCACATCTCACTGAGACACGGTTAGGAATCAATACCTTATCATGTCTGTTATTCCAGAAGAATACGTGTCCATCTAATGCAAATGTGTGGTCATAGTCAGTACCAGATGTCTTGGGTATCCTCATGTGAATCTTACCATCCGCCTCTGGACGCATGAAGGAGATGCCGAAGTCAATGAGTTGTCTAGCAGCGGTGAGTCTATCAGTATTAAGGTCTACAATAAAGGCATCACTAGGAGCATAGATGTTAATTCCATCTAATCCAGTATCACCATGCCAGATAACATCCCATGTTGCACAGTGACTGTAAGGACTCAATGTAGCATTAAGTATCTCATCTACGATACTCTTAGCATTACCACCACCAGTATATTCTCCACTTGCATGTTCATCTGCCAGAGTGCTGAGGATACCCTTAGAATATAACTCACAGGTTAATACACCTTCCTCTGAATGGAATGTCTGTGTTACCACCCACTGTGGTGCTATAGGTACAGTGTAGTTACTACCGCTAATAGTAAGACCCCAGTTAATCACCATCTTGTAGTCCCGTAAGTCTATATTCTTGAAGTGCTGGTCATTGTTTCGTAGGACTACAGTCGCATTATCACTGAAGGGGTCTTGGTGAACAGATACCTCAAGGACTCTCCCTGAGGTATAGTAATTATATGTAGTATAACCTGTCTTGGTGAGTTGTATGTGGATGTAAGGAGTATAAGACTTGTCAGCCTCATGGCTTAACAGGTCTGTCTGGATATTGTCCCAGTAGAACGGGAAAGTGTATGGAAATGGGGACACACTCTATTCCCCCTTACCACGACAGCCAGAGATGAAGGGATACTTGGCACACACCTTCTTCTTCACCGCAGCCTTCTCTGCTGGTGTACCGTGTTGTGCTACCCTAGCAAGAGCATTCCTCCCGTGGGCAGCATCCTCTATAGGATACTTCCTCTCTTTAGGATTCACAAAGGCTGTACTAGGCAGTTTCTTCCTCTGTTGATAACTTAACTTAGCCATATCATCCTCCTTATCCTGCTGGATAGTCCTTGTAAGCCTTTAGCTTTCTCAGACCACGCAATCTAGTCTTGTAGAGCAGCATCTGGTCTTCACTTAAATATCTAAGATTCTCCATCGTTGTAGCGATGTTCACGTAACCAGTAGCAGCACTCAGGTTAGCTGTAGCCTCCTGTAGCCTAGTAGTAGCAGCCTGTAACTCTGCTGTAGCTACATCAACATAACTTGCATCTTTAGCAGCCTGTTCCAGTGCTCCTCTAGCCTTCTCCAAGGAACCAGCAGCATTGTTTACCTCTTGCTGTGCGTAGGCAGCATAGTTCTGGGGGACTTCATCAGCTACATTAACAGTAGTGATATAGTCATCACCAGAGCCTATCAGAGCAGCTGCATTGGCGAGTCTAGCTGTCATATTATCAATCTCAGCATCAAATGTTACCAATCTTACTGAGATATTACTTCTTGCTGTGTTAATATCACTGATAGCCTGTGTTACTCTGGCAGATACTAAGGCTATTGCGGTGGCTGCAGCCTCTAGTGATGTAATACCAGCAGCCAGTTTGACTGCAGCATATCCACTAGCCAGTCTCTGTATAGCGTATGCAACTATACCATCTAGTATGATGTCCTCAAAGTCAGGTGGGAATGTGCGTGTAGTCTCGTCATAGGTGTGCTTACCCTCATAATAGAGCCGAGCATTCACCCTCTCATATACTGTGTAAACATCACCTGCTACGAATATGTCGTCTGCTACAGATAATATAGATGTACTGTCCCTAGCAGTAATGTATGTACTTGTTCCATCTGTATCATTAGTAACCAGAGCATAGACCATACTTGTTGTGAACTGTGATAATGTAGCATCTACTAACTTGTTGGCTGTAGTACCAGACGCTTTTCCACTAACTCCCACATCCCCTGTTGGAAGAGTAGACAACTCCACTGTTACCGCATTACCAAATATAGTGAAATTACGGAACTCCCTAGGGTCTTGGTCAACATCATACTCCACTCTGACTACCTTAGATGGGAGTGAGGATAACACACCAAGGTCTAGGTCTCTAGTGCCTCCTCTGAAATACACAGTACCTGTCTGCTCATAGGGTCTTGCAGCCGATAAGTCACCCACAGCCTGCTTGATATAGTCAGTGAGGTCATTATCAGACCAGACTACCTTAGAGGCATCTTTGAGATGATACCGTGCTCTAGTAATTAGGTCTGTTATGTAGGTTGTGGTCATCGTGTTGTTCCTAGAAACTTGTCAAGAGCATTGCCAGTCTGCATCTCTTTAACCTTACGGACTCTAATCCTTACAACAGGATTACCAGTATCCCACTGTTGTCTTAACCACACATCCACATCAGGGTCATTAGGATTCTGCTCTGCATAAGTCCAGTCTATCTTCTTACCCTTCTTACCTCTCCGACTCTTGAGGAAAGAAAACATATCACCGAATCCGTCCATTATTTACTCCTCTGTGATTTTAAGAATGCTGTCTTCTTAGTCTTAACCTCACCAGCATGGCTCTTGCCACTCTTATCCCAACAGATGTGCATGTACTTACCTTTACCAACATCTTTGGTACGAATCCTCCCACCTGCTGCACGGCATTCTTCAAATCCCTTAGGCATATCATTTCTCCTAAGTCACTGTTATGGTCACGTTGTAGGTTCTATCTCCACTTACGTAAGCACCAGTTGAACTGTGAGATAGAACGATGGTTTCTGGTATTAAAATTGAAATAAGCTGACTGAGGAGTCTAGCCACATAGGTTGTGCCAACGACTGCCGAGTCCATGATGAGGCGTATGCCGAAGGTTGGTGTGCCTCCAATAGTCAAGGAGGCTTGGTTCTTACTGGTAGTACCAGCAGAGTATGTTGCAGCATATGCAATACTAAGTGTTTTTGAGGAAGTCACCTGTGCAACATGACCGAGAATCTGTGCTTTCTTATCATCTGATACATTAACATCAGCCAGAATTTCATAACCAACATTGATTGCCATGATACTCCTATGGTTGCTTCATCTCTGCCCCAATCTGGGAGATTTGACCGTGGATGTATGACTCACAAATCTCTTGTATATTCCCCCAGATAGAGCCTATGTTAGAGTTCTCCTCAACACGAACAATAGAAGTATAAGACAATGCTTCTGGTTCTGCTGCTCGCATCTCAAAGACCTTCTTGTTTTCCCAATCAAATATGAAAATTAATTGTTTTGCTGCCATGTTACTCCTGTTTGATGGGTGAGTATCAAGCCCTCACCCACGGCTAATTATTCACTTTCCCCTTTGTAAGAGGATGTTTGGTTTATGTGGTATCGGCATCATCCGCACAAAGCGTATGGTCATTCGTCTGTGCATCATTCTCATAATAGCACCCAAAATGACTCGACACGTTTGCACCATCAAATGACTCGCCACTGACTTTAATACCACAATTAACGAAAGTGATTTCGTTCACTATCGCTCCTGTGACTGTTATCCCACCAATAAGGCGATAACCCCAGAAGCGAACCCTGTCATCAGTATTCTCACTGATGAAGTCAACCAGACCCTCGATGGTGTTGCCATGCCCATTAGCATAGAGGCGGATAGCATTACCAGCAGCACCACTTCTATTTACATCAATAGCATGGTCAGTTGGAGTTTCAGACTCAATATCAATGTCATTAAGGTAGAGGTTAATCCTCTTACCAACATTGGTATTATTTACTTGTATACCAACCAACCCATCTCCATGAGAAACGGTCATACCCTGAAGTGTTGCACCCCAAGTATGCCCAGCAGCAGCAGGGTCAATGCTTACAGCAAAAGCTGTTACTGCTTCAATGACTACAGTGTTGGGAATCTCGGCAACCAATACCACGTTAGGTACATCAGTCCAAACCACATCTTCCTGATAAGTACCAGGAGCAAGGATGATGTATTGTTCAGGATGGTCAGTTTTATCAACTATATCATCCATTGCTTGTTGAATGGTGTAACCAGGGTCAATACGGAAACTATTTTCCCCAGCAGTAACCTTACTGCCAGAGATTATCTCCATATTCTTAAACTTGTGTAAACCTCTCCAAAACATGCCCATAATAGTAAACCTCCTTTAAGAGTTTACTAGAGGGGGAGTTCGTTGACTCCCCTCTCTATTATCGACTTTAGTTTACGGTGCGTCAAACGCTAAGAACGTTGTAACAGCACCCGCAGCATCATTTGAGCCAGCTAGTACATAGTACATTCCTACATACTGTTTAGCTGTGTTCAATGCGTCACCGACAGGCAGCACAATAGCTGTCCTATTAGCAGTCAAGGCAGCGACAGCGATTGCTCCAGTTTCGCACATAATAGAACCACTTGTTACGGTGGTAGTGCTATGTGTCCAAAGTTGGAAGTTAATCGAGGTACACGTTGAGAATGCCACATCAACGATGATGACAGCATACATCTGTCTACCTCTTGCCACATTCTTGGCTGCTCCTAGGTCTATAATGTTCTCAGAAATCTCACTGCCGCTATTTGCCACTACCTGTGTATCACTTAGAAGTAATTGTTTATCTAGATACATTTCAATCCTCCTTAGCTTACGGTAGCCTCAGCCACAGTGATTGCGTCACAGACACGAATCGGGGCATCAAGGAAGCTGACCTGTGGCTTGCCCGCAGGCATGTCAATAGTCAGATTCACATTAGCCCTGCTCTGAGCTTGCTTGTGTAGGAACTTAGCTATCGTCTTGTTGCAATAGATGAATGTCTTAGCCATATTCCCAAGGTCAACCGTGGGACGGCTGTAATATGCATCTACCAACGCATCGAGTAAGTCAGCCCCACTAGCAGCATCAGTTGTCAGTGCCGAGTAATCAATGTTAGCTATGCGGATAACGTAGCGGTAATCTCTGAGACATAGCCCTAGTTTCCACTGGAACTTGGTAACATAAGCTGTGTAGATATTACCAGATGTACCAGCAGCATCGGTGACTAGTTGCTTGCCCATATCCTCGGTTGTCAGCCCAGCCTTAGTACCTTTAGGGTAGATAAGACTGCATGTGGCTGGACTCCAGGTAATGAGCCAAATGGATGTGTTGTCGTCGCCACTCCCGCCACCATTCACAATCTGACTAGCATAGTCACCACTGAGACTGTTATATCTCGGTGCTAGACCGTGCATCTGTTCTGGATTGTCATTCTGGTTACCATAGAACAGGGCTGTAGCAACGGTACTATTCATACCCGCTACGAATGCGTTGTCTTCCGAAGCTCGGAAAGCAGCCTCGTTGCCACCCAGTGAAGCTACATCAACGTCTATTTTGCTATATGCTTCAAGGATGCCACAGAGGTCGGTTACTTGTTTAGTAGTGCCTTTCTCAGGAACGACACCGCCATTTAGTAATCTCCACGCACCTGCGGGTTGACTAGAACGCTGTACACTCCTGTTACCAGTAACCAAGTTACCTTCCATAACATTAGCGTCAGCTATGATGGGATTGGAGGCAGCTAGGACTTCGATTATCTCGTCAATACCCCCACCAGGGGCTTCTCTCTTAGCATAATCTAAGAGAGTGAGATAAGTTGTATTTATGGTACCCATCTAGTCTCCTTATTTAGGGAACATACTAGGATAGCGTCTCTTCAGATGTTCTTCCTCAGAGATTCCTCCTGCTCCACCACCCAGACCAGATTCAGGTTTAACACCTGCACCTACTAGGGCTGGAGTTCCTGTCCCCTTAGCTATATTAGCTAATTTCTTAGCTATATCTCTCATTTGTTCAGGAGTATCTGAAGGGAATTGAAGTATCGTCTCAGCATCAACTTTGAACTCCACAGCTAATTCTAAAGCAACCTCTCTCTTACCAACTTCGTTGGCATGTTCAATGTCCGCTTCAAATTCAGCTATTCGTGCATCAATATCAGTTTCACGGTCAGAAAGAGTCTGTTCCCTCTCATTTAGCTCCCTACGCTTTTTGATAATAGCCTGTAAATCAGGATTATCATTGGCAGTCGAGAGTTCGAGTTCATCTTTCTCTTCCTGTAGTTTCTTGATAGTGGTGCGGAGAGCCTGAAGTTCTGTAGTCGCAACCGTAGTCTTACCCAGCTGTTTAGTGAGCTTATCAATCTCTTTATCCAGCGTGGAATGCCTACTAGCTACAAGTGCATCAACTTCCTGTTGAGTGAAACGCTTTTCCTCTTCTCCTGAAGGCTTTGGAGCAGGAACAGAAGACTCATCCACTACTGGAAGAGTGTCCTTATTTCCTTTATTCTCGTTAGCGTCCATATTCTCCTTTTCTGTATCTCAATGTGGATACAGACACATCGACCTTTACATACTATAACAGATTAGTTATCTTGTGTCAAGTTAGTTATCTTGTGCCAAGTCCAAATGTTTGAATCTTCTTCCTTGTTCATACTCATAGATAATATTACAATTAGCACAAAGAAGTTCCAAATCCTTCGTAGACCTTTCCCCAGTTAGAATCTTACGATAGAATTTCTTTCCCTCCATCTTTAATTCCTTCATTCCCCCACCATTTATATGATTTATTTGTAGAACTCTAGGATCAGAACATCCGCACATTCTACAACAACCCCCAAAAAGATCAATAAGTTTAATTTTTAATCCCCAATGTCCTTTTTGACTGCATCTTGCTGCTTTTTCTCTATCTTCCAAATAACGTTTCCTTCGATAAAGCCTTAACCATTCTCGGTGTTCCTTATAATATTTCTTTTGATACGTTAATACCTCTTCTCTATGTTCTTTACGATATTTTCTACTATATTTTCTATGATATTCTGTCTGCTTCTCAGTGTTAAACATAATTATAACCTAACATATAGTACTATGTTCTGTGTCAAGTAACGTATTAAGTTATTTAAGTTTGACGGGTTTCTTTGCAGGCAGAGCACAGTTAGGATGTGGAGTTGTGAATTTACCACTAGCTACACCTTCTTTATCAAACCAGCAGTTGTTCCCTCTGAAAGCATATCTTGCTGCAGCGTCTGCCTTACCATCTGGCTTTCTCATCTTATCATAATGGTTATCCCATGCCTCTACGAACTTATCAGAAGGGGGAAGGTTCTTATGAACTGTACGTGCATCTGCTCTACCAGTCTCCACATTAAGATACTTGTTCATATCAGGATGCTTCAACAGATACTGCCATTGGTCATATTCTATTTGGTCATCTCTCTTATTCTGCTTCCCAACAGCTCTCCACTCAGCCCAATCTGCTTGAGTCAATCCATAAGCATCTGCAGCTTTCTTAGGTAGAATCTCCTGTGCGAAGGCTGGGATTGCGCTCTCAGGATAACTATACTTAGTCATCATCTGACGAACCAGAGGTTCAGCATCAGGGTTCTTAAACGTAGAGACATATCCCCAGAATACTAATAGAGCAGCAATCTCCACATTCTTAGGGTCTTTCAAGAAAGCCTCTCTAGCTTTCCTGTCAGGGTCTCCATAGGAGTCTTTCAAATCAAAGTATGGTTGGAGTTTCTCAACATCCTGGCTCTTTGAAACCATAGCAGGGGACTGTCCAGCATCTAACTGCTTCTGAGCAATAGTCTTCTTAATCTGGTCATACAACTGACTTCCATAGTCAGCCTTAAACTGGTCTATTGCCTTCCTTCGTGTCTCATAATCAGGGTCTCCATTCTTATCAAGATACTCTTGAGTTATAATACTTGTATATTTACGTACTGCCCTATCATAGAACCAGTCATACTTACCAACAGTCTTCTCTCTTTCAGTGAGGAAGTCATAGATTGTCGTATAAGCAGGAGTTCTCTCCATTTCAGCTTGGGAAGTACCATACATCTCTCCATCATGACTACTCTCAAGTCTAAGGTCTCTTGTAGTCTTCTCACCAGACTTGACCTGAGCATTTAGTGCATTACAAGCATCATAAAATATCTTCTGGTCAGCTTTCCACTGTTCTTCCCACTGCTTCCACACGAGAGAATCACGTATAGTTCTATCAGTAGACGCAACTTCCCAGAGTTTTGCCAGTTCAGGATACAATGTCTCCGAGATTAGCATGTCCTGCAAGCCACTTGGCAGCATGTCATGTCTTAATTTACCCTCTGCTTGAGCTTGTAGAATCTTCGGTAACTCATCAGGAGTGTAGAACCTCTCTAGCACATCCACTGGCAACTTATTGGCTACCTTACTTTCTGCATCATAGAACGCTGCAGAGGAACTCTCTGGGAAAGCTGACAGACCTAGAACTGAGGCTGCTGCAACAGCCACACGTGTTGCACCTTCTGGGGTAGCCCTACCATGTGATAATTGAGGAATATAAGGATTGATAACATCATCCCCCCAGAACGGTTCAAAGCGTGTCATGATATAAGCAGCATAAGAAGCTGGGTCTTCTATAGGACTCTTCCCTTCTGGACTTATTGGATAACCAAAGTAATCTCTTCCACTTGCCAGTTCAAAGCCTAATCCCACTACAGGAGCACTCCCACTATACCATGTCTTAATCAAAGGATTGTCTAGCCAACTATCTCCACCACCTTTAAGGATAGTGAGCAAGTCAAGTCTATCATTCTCAGCAGCTTCACCTAACTTCTCTAGGGAGTAGTTAATGGCTGATGCAAGTCTCATAAACTTGAACCAGAATGTACGAGCACCAATATAGGAGTTACCAATTTTAAGAGACATAAAGTCAGCACCAGGTTTCCAAGATACTTCACCAGTTATGGGGTCTACGAAGACACCGAAGTTGGCTAACACATCGTCTCTTGCCTGCTCCTCTGTCTTACCCTCTATCAATGCCTTAGAATATTTAATCCCACTCATAAACAGAGCACCAAGTGCCAACATGCCTCCAATAGCTTTCCTAGCCTCTGCGCCAGTGTAACCACCACGGAATAGGTGACTGACCGTGGCAAGACAGGCTCTTGTGTAGTTAGGAGCAAAGAATACAAGTGAGTTCTCCAGCTGTCTTATAGTCATAGGTACACCCGCTGCTTCAGAGCTAAAGACACCAGTAATATTATCAAGTATCTTTGCTAGTTCGTATTCCTGTCCGATGTTCTTACAGCGTGGCTGCATAATCTTCCAGAAGCCGTCTCGTACCTCCTCAGTCATAATGCAGAAGGATAAGTTTGCTCTCTGATAAGGAGTGAACCTGCCCATCTTTGCTGCTATTGTACTCTCAGTACTAATAATGTAGTCAGAGACTAGAACACTACCACCACGATTGGCTCTCTGTGCAACAGATTCAGCATTCTTTGCAATAGCCTTAGCAGCTATTTGAGGATTAAAATATACTCCTACTGAGTCACCAAAGGATTTGAACCATATCCCCATCATCTTAGCACCCTCTGTTGGATTCTGGAAACAATGAGCAAATGCTAGTCCGAGTGAGGGTAGACCCTGAACACAGGCAGCAGAAAGGTCAAGAGATGCGGTTGCAATTCGTAGCATACCTGATGCTTCTGCAGTTATCTTGAGTAGAGTTGAACCCTGCTCAACCTTAAAGTATTTCTTGAAGACATCAACAAACTCATCTTCATACTGCTTCCCACCAGCAAAGGGCTGTGGCAGGTAATCCATACCAATCTCAGGTTTCCTAGCCACTTCCATACCCTTAGCATAAGCAGCTTTGGCAGCATCCCATTTAGGTTTCAGGACTTGTAGTTCCTTATAAATATTCTTCTGAAACTTAGTAAGAGCAAGGGTTCTAGCATTACCTTTCATACCCAAGATATTCTTTAACTCTGCTGCCAGTTTAGGAGCACGGTTCTCAATAGACCTTATAGTAGAATAAGGTAGTATCTCACCTGAGAACTTGGGATTGGCTCTTAGAGTATTAAATGCTTTCTTGGTTTGAGCCACAATATAACCAAGGTCAGCCATGTGCTCCCTAACAGAGACTTGTGGGACTGTCCCACCAATCCTAGGTGCAACTCGTCTTTCAGCATAGCCTACCTTACCCCAACCCTTCTTAATCTGGTCAACCATAGTTTTAGCAGCATCTTCGGGCATCGCTGCACTTATAAGTTTTATAACATTCTTTACAGGTGTTCCTGCTTTTAACTCCGCAGCAGCCATTGCTCTAGAAGCAGCACTAATTTCTGGAGTGAGAGCTTCTAGTGCCTTCATACCCTTGGTTGCTGCTACCACTCTCTTCGGTGCAACTTCAACTCCCACACCTTTAGCAACTCTCTCTGCCATCGGTCTCAACTGCCAAGCTGCAGCTTCTCTAGGGAACATCTGTTGGAATATCTCACTAACTGGAGTACCAAACTCTTCAGTGTACTTGATAAACCGTGCATCAGCTATTCGCTGATAAGCCTGTGTTATGTAGTCCTTTATCAGAAGGACTGGGTTGTTAGCATAAGCCTTATTCAATTCAGGGTGTTCTAGGAAGTACCTACGAGCATCTCCCATAGTTTTGAATCTACGAGGCATCTCATAAGTTGGAGTCTTACCAATAGCCTTACTACCACGTTTAAGTCTGGGACTTCCCTTCATCTTCTTAACATCCACCACCATGCGATGTATCCACTCCTCTATTACAGCTTCAGGGGGGACACCTTCCTTGATGAGTAATGCAAGCATCTCATCTTCAACTTCTTGATACAGGGCAATATATTTCCTTCCCTCTAGTATCCCAGCCCAGTTATACATATCTGGTTGAGTGAAGACATGCTCAATAGTCCCAGCCTCTTTCAATACATCTGGCATCTTCCTAAACTTAGGTCTCAGTTTCTTATACATAAATTCAGAGAAAGCAGTCTTATCAAAACCATAGTATTTGACAGGGTCGTTGATGAGGGCTGTTAGTTCCCATTCCTTTACTGCAGCAGCATTGATGCCACGTCTTGTCATTACTGACCAACCAATAGCACCTCTAGCCACTTTATTCTGCACATCCTGTGCAGTACGTGAGATTAAGACTTTCCATCCTAATACCGCCTCAATCCCCTTTTTAAGAGGTGGAGCTTTAGCCAGAGTTGTCAGAAGACGTTTCTGCCAGTTATCTACTAAGACTGAAGCAATATCCTCATCCATTGAGGCTAAATTCATAGGATGTTCAAGACTCTTAGATTGTTCAATCATGCGGTTCACTATCTTCTGAGTCATGCCTGCAGATGCTTTCTCTACCGCCTTTAGACCACCCTTTATAACCAATTCAACAGGTTTAGTAACGGGGTACATTACACCCCTCTCAACAGCCTGCACACCTGCTGCGGTATACCTTAATGCTTCACCGATAACGGGTATCTTAGAAGTAATTTTGGCTGCTAGACCAAGTGTTTCCCCAATAGGAATAAGATAAATTGGGTTAGCAAATTCATAGGCTGTCTTAAAATACTTTGCACCAGACCAGACCTTCTGCGATTCCCCCCAAGCCGTTTCCCATGCCTCTGATACTTCGTCAGAGAAGACCATAGCCCAACCGTACTTCTGAGCAGCCCCTATCAGAATTTTATTTGCTTCAGATTCCTGGTCGTACCCTGTAGGAATCTCTCTTACCTCCATTTTGAATTTACCCTGACCCTCAAAAGAACGTCTTGCTATTGCTTTATATAATTCATCAGAGAGATACAAACCAGCTAGTTCCCAGGGACGACCCACAAACTTTTCTATGAAAGCACCCATTACACCGACACCGCCTTTAAGCCATTCTATGCCGTCCCTACCATATTTCTGTCTGCCCTCTTCGGTTGACAGGTCTGTCTTTCTTGAGTTCACTTCAAGGAAGTTTTGTATGGCTGCATCAAGCTGGGTTGGTGCAAGGGGATTTACTGCATAACTGGTAGGACTTATTGGACTAGGATTAAATATCTGAGCAAGTTCGTCATCGGTTAGGGTAGGATACACCATCTTTAACACTGCTCTTGCTATGGGACTGTCACCTATCTGATGAAACATATCAAGGAACTTTGATTGGTTCAGTTCCGCATAAGCCAACAGTTGGTCTACATCCTCAGTCGGGAATAAATTGCCTAGGGCTGTTATTAAAGTCTTACTGTCCGCTATCTCCTCTGCTGTATATTCCTTTCCTGGTTCTGTAATTGTTGCACCCATTTCATCAACATAAGTTTTAGGTGGAGTGATATAAGTATCTCTGGTTGTATACACACTACCATCTGGGAAAGTGAGGTTCCCTTCCTTATCTGCTGTTACACCTTCAGGAAGAACTAAGGGAGTAATTAACGTCTCACCAATATTAGCAATTCCCTCTAGGTCAGTGGGCATCAAAGGTACTTTTATACCTTCTGGTGAGACTCGATAATAAGTACCATCCTCCTCGACAACCTCTCCCAGAGAAGAAGATAGAGGGGTGTGGACACCACCTTCACCAACCAAGCCAGCTTGAAGTCTAGCCTCATAGTCACGTTGGAAGAGGTCTCCCAGGGATGATGGGTCAATACCTAAGACTCTCAATCGTTCTGCAACAGGACTCTCCTCTTCTGGCTGATTAAAAGCATCTTCTACCAGATTCCAGAAGTTAGACCCTCCTCCAGCAGTCGAAGCATTCCAACCAGCCGTAGCAACATTCACACCACCCATCTGGATGGCTCGGTCAATAACATCCTGCGGTACTCCAGCCCAGAACGCAGCTTCAGCATTCCATTGATTTATAGGAACTCTGGCTTGAAGTATGTTATGTTGTTCAGATGTAAGTTCATAGGGAGGGATGAAAGCATCTGCCATTCGATAGAAACCATCCATGTCGAAGGGTCTTGCCATGCCATAATACTTGGCATACTCTTCAGCTGTAGTTAAATCAGTTATATCAAAGGCTGCTCCCTTTGCATAAGGAATCTTTGAGATTTCTGGTAATACAGGGTCTGGGTCAGGTGGTAAACCCACCTCCTGTCTCCATTCACCATAACTCTGACTCCAAGGGTCTTTCCTCGGTACAGCTTTATAAGGAGTGGGCGGTACTGGTGTTGCCCCAGTGTAAAACTCAGAAACTCCAGGAGGCAGATTTGACCATGGGGTAGCTTTCTCAGCAGATGGTGCAGCCTTCTCAATAAGTGGAGGTAATTTAGAGGTTACAGGTTCTTGAGTAGTCCCCCCTGGCTTCTTAGGGGGAGGACTAACATCAATGTTTTCATCAACAGTAACACCTTCAGTTGGTTGGAAGGATGCTTGAAGTCCTGCCCCACTAACAAGTCTGTCAACATCCTGCTCCGCATCTGGGAATTGGTTCTTGACAAGATTGGAAATCTCTACAGGGGTTATCCCAGGACGTTCCCTAAGCAGTTCCTTAATAAATGCTCTAATGTCTTCTTCAGATGTTTGGAGTAAACCCTCACTACCTAAACTTGGAAATTCCAGAGGCATAACTATCTAACTCCTTATTGCTAAATCTTACCGAGGAATGGGTATTGCTTGCGAGGTGCTCTAGAACCCATGTATCCAAGTCCTCTCGTGGCTCTCTTAGCCTCTAATTGCTGGGTGGGTACAATGCGAGGCAGACCTATTCTTGGTTTACCTCTGCCGTAAAGAAACTGGAGCAGTCTGGGCATCACTGGAACTTGAACAGGAGGGTTCAGCATCCTCTGGAGTTCTCTATTCACATCATACATTTATATCACCTCCCATTAAGGTTGTCCCTGCTCAGTTGGAGGAGCACCAGTACTTGTCATGCCGAGAGCCGTGGATAGGTTCTTAGCAGCAGCAGCACTACCTTCCATTGTCCCTGCTGTAGGGGGAATAACATTACCACCTCCCTGTGGAGGAGCACCTTGTGGCTGCCCAGGTTGTCCAGCACCCATTGCTAAACCTAACTTCTTGGTTATAATCATAGCTTCAGTATCAGGGTCAGGGTCTGTACCTTGTAATCTCATAGCCTCACGATAAGCTCTAAGTTCAGGAACCATAGCTTCAGTAAAGTCCTTATCAAGACCTATCTGAACCTGCCCCTCATCCTTCAACTTCAGAATGTCCGTCCTGATTGTTTCTGAATCTAGGAATCCACGTGCAGCAGCAGCTACAGTGTATCTGGAGATATTCTCTTCGGGGGAGACAACATGAAGTTCTGCCTCTATGTCAAATTGATTGTTCAAGGAAGACACGTCAAGTTCCTCAGCTTTAGGTTTAAGTCCACCCTCAGTCATTTGTAATTTAGTCATCTCTAAAGCAAAGACATAACAGTCTTGTATTGCTTCCACGATGGGTTGGAATATCTGGTTACGTCCCTCAGTGAGCTTTGCTATGGCAATGGCTGATAGAGGATAACGTATGTCACCATATTCAATATCAGGAAAGGTAGCCTGTTGTTTCTCAGCAGAGAGTACCCCATACAGGACTGGGAGTGACTGTGCTATGTCTTTGAGTGGCATAGGTTCAAATCTGGAATGACCAGCATCTATAATGGTAGCACCACCTGTGTACAGTGTTTTAACTGTCTCATCTATTTCCTCACCAGATTCCACATTAGGTGGAACAACACGCTGGATTGGGGGTCTGAAACCAAAGGCTGCTGTAGTCATCAAGATGGAGGCTGCCTTATTCATGTTAGGGAATGTACCACGTACAGATGAATAGATAGACTCTCCGTCTAGTTTAATCTGAGCAGTCGGGTCTTTATGACGCACAGAGAGTGCTTCACCTATAGGGATGATGATAGCAGGGACTTTCTTTGAGGGATTAGAGTCAGTTACGACAGCCTTGTCATCAATGAAGATAACATGGGATTCCTTATCCCAGTACTCAGTCACCACAGCAAGAGTACCGCTAGTAACTTCATCGTACTCTGACAGTACGGTTGCTTTACTCTTGACTACTTTATAAGAATACCACTCTAAACCGTCTATACCCACTTCCCACGCACAGAATCTAGGGTCTAGGGGGAGATAATCATAATAGAATGTACCATCCTTACCCTGCCACAAGAGAGTACGGAGTCCCACTCTTCCACGAAGGGCAGCAATTTTAACCAAGTTATTGCGGATTCTACCAATCTGCTTACGTTTCAGTAAAGCATCCCCTTTGTTGAGGCAGGTATAAAATACTTTCTTGATACCCGTTACTATATCATCAGTTAGTGTATGATTAACAATGTTAATACCCAGTTCAGCACTATTGATGACAGACATGAGACGTAGGGCATACACTCTTGGAGCATTGAGGGTTACACTGTCCACATTCTTTACGGCTTTACCTTCGTAATCCAGCAACTCAAACTTCTTAAGATTGAAGATGTCGAAGTCCTCATCCATCTGTGTATAGAGGGGACTGAGTTCACCCTCCTTATCACTTATCTGTTGATACACTTTCTTAGTGTCAGCCATTTACTTTCCCTCCTAGTAGGTATATACCTTTATCTTATTCTTCTTGTGCTTGTCTACTTCCCTATAAGCTATCATAGCCTTCTCGATAGCTGATATTAAATCATCGTGTGTCCCTTGTCCCACTTCAGGAGTCCCCGCATCTGTCCAGTTGAAGTTCATTAGTTCCCTAACTGCTGGCTCATACCTTATTACTGTATTCTTTAAGAATGACTCTAAGTCTACAGCGTTCTGCTTCTTATTATCCTTAGTCTCAAGATAGCCTAACTTCTCTCTCTTCTTGTCTGTGCAATATATCTTCTCTTTATGATAGCCTAATCCTACCAGATAATTAAGGAATTGTCCACTAAATGCGTCAGCACCACATACCAAATAAGGATTAAAGTATTCACCTAGAAGTTCATAGGACTCGTATGCGAAGGTATCTAGAGTCAGGATATTAGTATGAATCACAGCAACGAGTTCAGTACTCACACCTTTACTACCAAAGATTAGCAGGGCTTGGTAATCTCCACCTTTACCTTCGGAACAGTCAGCACCAGCGGTATAGGTCATACCAATCTCAGGATATTGGAAGATGTAAGTGTTACCATGTCTTACTTCCTTTGGCTTGGATTCCTTACAAATACTGAATAGACTTTCAAGTATGTTGGTATTTATGATACTACGCTGTCCTGCTAGGCTCAGGGCTTCAACTTCAGTCCGTGGGTACAACTTGTGCATCATATAAGACGGATAGTCTTTGGCTGTCCTCTCATACCAATCCTCATCTCTACCAGGTCTAACACTATACGGGAGAAAGAGGGATACGAAGTTATTGCTACCATCATGTGCATCTCTATAGAGTTTCTTAAAGTGTGTTAAACCTGCAGTTTCATCAGTGGCAGATACGACTACCATCTTAGAATCACCCGCCTCTACAGTGGGCTTCACATTACTGAAGTTACGTTCAGCGTAGGTATGAAATTCATTCTCATCACATATAACTAAAGATGCTGTGTAGCCAATACCAGCGTCCTCAGTAGAAGGAAGGGCAAGGATAGAGGAGTTCTGTTGCTTGAATTTAACATAGAATGTGCCCCAGTTCTCTGCGTCCATTTGAAGGTAAGGAGGTAGGTGTGAGTGTATGAACTTGGCTTTGCCTAGGAGTTCGGCTGCTTCATCCTTGCCCTTGCTTATCATCAGGACTCTAGCACCTTGTTTGTAACAATGGTGGATAGCGATACCAGCTAATGCCCAGCTAATGCCTATCTGTCTAGCTTTCACTACCACTACAAACTTGTTATTGTAGACTAAGCATATAAAATCCTTGAGATGTTCCCACAGTTCAAAGGGGATTATGGAGAAAGTGGTGGCATCCTCTATATGGACATTACTAAACCATGTCAGAGGATTCACCATACACTCTGATAGGACAGCTATTTGGTCTTCAATGCTGAGTTCAGTCGTTGTAAGGTTCATTACTATTACCCTTTGGGGATATTAAAAGTGAACGTTGCTCAAATTCTATCTGAGCCTGCCTAGCTCTAGCAAGTATCTTAAAGGATTGGTCGGCAGACAGAACTATCTTCTCAGTGACACTAATTTCAGTTTGCTGTTTGGGTTTGCCCATGATGCGGTCTATGAGATAAGTACATGCCTGTACATCAATATCAGCATGAAAACCAGTGTTCTCCCCACAATGAGGACATAACATGGGAGCACCGCTGGCAACAGCAACTAGAGCATCAATAATGTCAGAGAGTTCTTCTTTCTCTAACTTCTCTAATCGCTTCTTTAGTTCATTAGTAGCAGTACGCTTACGCCCACTCCTACCTTTCACCCCACTCATCCGATTGTATTCTATATCTATTCGTACCTGACTGTCAAGCAGGCATACTCACTTTCATTTATTATGTATATATAATATATATACTATATACTTATTAAACGCAAGTGAAGCTATATACAAGTACTATTCTGTCATCCTTGACAAAGACACCACCTAGTTGCAGTTCTTTCCACAGGACGGGGACTTTCGCACCCGCAGTATAGCACTATAACTGTCAACCAAACGTTGACACATCAAAAATCTGAGGTTACAGTTCCAAGAGCTACTTTTACCGTATATATATATATTGCAATCTATGCTATGCCTCATGTTATCGTATGCGATACAGTCATATACGAATCTTCGTGTAAGACAACGGGTGCTATGGTCACATGCGATGATGCCAGAAACACACAATGGTCATGTGCGATGGTCACATGGAGTCACAACCAGATGGGTGATTGTCATATGCGACAATCCTGTGGCTGGTGATGCTCGCATGTGTGTATCACATACAACATACTGATAGAGTAGTAGTATCATATACGATATACACATAAGACGGGACAGATTGCGGTCACTATTCATAGAGCAATCGAAGCTATAACACACCAGGTGATGATAGGACTATGCGAATGTCGGTTGTGATATTGTGTGAGACTGTCGGATGTGATGTTATGATAGTCGCTAATGATAATCTTAGCGGTAATGTGTGTAAGAAAATCACCTGCGACACGTGGATAATCGCATATAATGGTATTTTAAGACGGTCATAGACGATTATTGAGGGGCATAAAAGAAGGGGGAAGATATTTCACTCCCCCCTATTCTGTATTCACTTCTGCTACACTATCGCAAGCGTAGCAGTGTCTCAGGTATTACCACTTCAATTTGGTATTGAGTAGCTTAGCTTTGGCTTGCCTATTGGCAAGTTGACTAAATGCGCTGTCAGGAAGTTCGCCAGGAAGATATATCATGGCGTGTCCACGTCCATTCTTAGAACGTCTATAGACTCGTATGATAGCCCCCTTCTCGTGTAGACTATCTACCACCTTGATTACATCTGCCTTCGGAAATTGTGCTTTAAAGGCGTCGTTAAAACCGCTAAACACGGTAGATATACCATTACTGTACTGTTTATCACGGTACGTTTTGATGAACGATACAATATAGCGTGTGTACTCGTTCATGTCTACCGCTTTACTGGTAGTCCTACTTGCTACTTTGCTACTTGTTTTTGTTACCATTTTGACACCTCGTTTTCGGCTATATTCTACGTTATAGTCTACGTTTGCTCTAGGATTGCCAGTCCCGTCTAGCTTTGCACCCCCGTTCAATTCAATTTGCATCGTAGCTACATAGTAGCACAACCACCCCAGGTGTCAATATCACACATACGAGTATCCCAAAGCTACGGCATTTCATACATCGTTATACTAGGCTTGAAGCTAACTGAAGCTAACATTATGTCTAATAAAAAATAATTTGTTCTACTTCAGTTATGTAAAGTATAGATACAATAACCGTATTATGTAAAGCTAAAGAGATAATCCTATGTGATACTCATATATATAATATTGATGCAGTAGCGGAGATGGTGTATAGATAGCAGTTAAATAGGCACATAAGGGTCGCATAAGACTGAATGGAATTAGATGATGATTGTATGCGACATTCATTAAGGAAGTATGGAAGTATAGGTGTATAGTCTATAGTGTTATAGGTGTATAGGGGGGTGTGGTATCAGACGAGAGTATCGGCTAAGATGGTCGCATCAGATGGTCTAGCTTCAAATAGCTTCGGACTCCAGAACAGATGTTCTACCACAGCACAAATGTTCTGAAAATTTTTTTTATTTTGAACGTGGGCTGAACGTGGCTTCCCAATCCGAACAAGTGTTCTGTTTGAACGTGGAGGTCGGGTACGATGTTCGTCAATGGGGGATTGACAAGCTGTCCGAAGCTGTGCTACACTATCCCTGGGTTCGGAAATCAGCCGAGCCTAATAAGATATAAGGAGGAGGTAAGTAAGATGCAGGACTGGCAGATTAAGCTGAGAGAGGTAAGTGGTGAGTTGGTGGGAGTGAAAGTAAAGGTCGAGCCTGTGGCTGTGAAGAAACAACATAGGTTAGGTGCAGTATCTTGTTATAAAGATAGCAAGGGATTGCATCTGGATTATAGAGAAAGGAGGTACTAGAATGCACTCCGTAAGATTGTGTGACCGTGGGGACAAGGCTATCATGGAGGACTGTGACCATGACTGCGAGCATTGTAACATAAACGAACCAACAACTAATAAGGAAGTGCCAGAATTTATAGAGATAGAATATGAAGTCATGCAGACCAAGAGTTATGTCCCAGCTGAAAGAGTAGCTAAGGACTACCAAGTAAATGAATGGAGGGATGGCATTATCTTCATTCATACTCCTGATGGATGGATAGAGGTCGATACTGTCCATAAGAAGTTCCAAGCTGGCGAGTATGAGGGATAGAAAGGAGGTGAGTAATGCCACCTGAGACTGACTTGGTAGAAGTGCTTATCCCTTGTAGACGTTGCAACGAGGAGTTCAGTCCTGAAGATAGCGATGACGAAGAGCTGTGTCAGGACTGTTATGATAGCAGGTCTCTTTGTGCGGAATGCGATGAGGAACTGTGGGATGAGAGGCATAGCCGACAGAGGGTTTATACTAATAACGATGGGGATACCTACTGTGAGAACTGCTATTATGAGAAGTACTCACATTGTGCACATTGCAACGAAGAGATTGAAACTGCTTCAACATGGAACGCATGTGGTGACAGTTATTGTGAGGCATGTTATGAGGACTTGTATATTTCCTGTGATGGTTGTGGGGATATAATAAGTAGGGATGACAGCTACGGGGGTAGTGATGGTAACTCTTACTGTAGAGACTGCTATCATGAAGACGATGAGGAGAGTTCATATTCTCCATACATTCGTGAATATCATAGCCGTAGACCAAGACTGCAATTTCACAGGATAGGTGAGCCAAATACTCTAATCTGTGAACCTCTACCGTATGGAAGTGCCTTGTATCTGGGAGTTGAGTTGGAAGTAGATGAGTTCGATGGTGATGATATGCCTGCCTGTGCTGATAAATTGCATCGTTTGTCTCATGATGAGAGGTTGTTTCACATGGAGACCGATGGCTCTATTAACTATGGCTTTGAAGTAATCTCTCAACCATGCACATTAGAGTATCACCTTACAGAGTTTGGTTGGAAAGAACTTTCAGAGATAGTGGTGAATTATGGTGGAAGAAGCCATAACACAAGCACTTGCGGACTTCACATTCACTTTAATAAAACATTCTTTGGGGTTACTGAGAAGGCAAATGACCTACACTCACTAAAGTTATTGTATCTTTTTGAGAAGTTTTGGGAACAGTTTGTTATATTCTCAAGACGTAGAGGTGAGAGTTGGATTCATTACGCTGAGAGATACAACGAAACCTTTGACACTGTGGGTAAAGTGGCTCATCTGAAGAATGGGAATTATGGGAGATACTTTGCGGTAAACATTCAGCCAGAGGACACAATAGAACTTCGCATATTCAGAGGGACTCTCAACATCAATACTCTGTTTGCCACATTAGAGCTTGTAGATTTCCTTGTCCGCTATTGCAAGAGGCACACCATTAGCCTGGTGCAGACTCTAACTTGGGAGAAGCTGGTCGAAGCTATTCCTTCCAAGTACGAGTATCTGCTGAAGTACCTTGAGAGCATAAACTTAAAACACTCAGAGACAATAATTGAAGGAGGTGTACCGAATGTGTTTGATAGTGAGCAAGCCTAGAAAGGTAAGATTCCCGAAGGGGAAGCAGTTAAAGAGGTGGTTTGATGAGCATGATGATGGCTTTGGTCTTATGTTTCAAGATAAAGATAAAGTTCATATCATGAAAGGTGCTATGACCTTGAGTGATATGTTCAAGCTCATCAATAAGGTAAGAGATTACATTAAGCCGACCAAACTGGATAACATACATATCATAATGCACTTTAGGCAAGCCACTGGTGGCAAGGTGTGTCCTGAGAATTGCCACCCCTTCCCTGTAGGTGGTTCAGGTTTTGGAGAGCTGGACACATTGGTCGATATGGGATTGGTACACAATGGGATTATCTGGGACTACGGGACATACTCTAAAGGTACATGGGAGTTCGGAGGGGCTGATAGCAAGACTGATACACAAGAGTTTATTGAGGACTACCTCACTGAGATTGGGGATGCTATCTTTAACCCAAGTGTGCAGGCTATGATAGAGGACTTCTCCAGCAGTAAATTCGCTGTAATGTCGGGGAACACGGTAGCTCTTATTGGAGATTTTATTAAGGACAAGGGTGGTTTGATGTTCTCCAATGGCGGTTACAAACCTATTCCCAATCCAATACCAGTAGCAGTAGAGAAAGTGCCTGCTAACTTCTGTCAACTCCCAGCTGGCGTTAAAGCCTTTGGTGATGACTATGAAGAAGACAATGAACTGTTCGGTTCTACTAGGCGGACAGAACAGTGTGACTTCTGTGAGAAGTTTGATGACGTCGACAAGATGATAGACACTGGAGACTACTTCCTGTGTAGAGATTGTTCACAAGAGTATGATAAGTGGTGGCTTTCGGAAGATAGTGCAGCAAACACACCACCATTTAAGCATACAAACCCTAGACATATCAACCACCGTGTTCGCTACGTAGGAAACAGATACGCTGGACTATAGCTAAAGGAGGTGTTACATGGATGCAATCACAATGACTAAGGCAGAGTTGAATGCAGTACCACTT